ATATAATATAGTTGGTTTATATTTGTAAACAGTTATATTATTATATGGACCATCTTCTTTATGTAATCTCCATGCTATTGTTTGGTCTAAATCATTACTAAATGGATTATCAATTTTTAGTAAAATATCTATCATTAGTAAAATACCATCCTTCCTATATGTATTATTTTTCTTTTTCCGTACCACGTTTCTTTTGGTGGTATCGAGTCATCATGGAAGTATAAAGCGTTTGCAACTGGGTTAGTATGTTTATTAAAAACAATTGTGTCAAGAACCAATAATTTAGTTTGAAGATAAGTTTTGCTATCAACTGGATGGTGGTTTTCTCCCTTAACAGAAAACTGACCATTAGCGTAAACAACATCACATACATCACGACCCCAACGATTAGACTTAACACGATTACGGATAACATTTATAACACCTACCTTTTCCTCTAGTGTTCTTGTATTAACTTCGTGATACACCGCCTGGGCATAGCAATTAACATCTAGTTCTAATTGGTTAATGTCCATTTATCAACTTTGTTAGTTCGTGATAGCCTTGATAACCCACTTTAGCCTTAACCTTTTTTATAATATATGCTTCGTCTATTTCTGCAAGTAATAATGCAAAGTCACGCATAGGGTTATCTTTTCTCAATAGCCATTCAAGAGCTGCACGTTGTATGTGAAACCCACTCCTACTATGAAATACATCATTTAAAACTTGTGTCAGTATAGCCATGTAAAGCCTTCCCTCTGGCATATTAACTAATTCAGTTCTTAATGCTGCACTTGCTTCTATTCGTAGCATATTAGAACTAGACATTAATGGTTTTCTCTATTTCTTTTTTATGTTCCCATGAGATAATATAAGCTCATATTAACTATTAAGGATAAATATTATGTGGACAACTCCAGCAGCTACAGAAATGCGTTTTGGCTTTGAAGTTACAATGTATGTAATGAACAAGTAATGGATAACGACATCCCCCTAAAAAGGGATGTCACCATCTACCACGTCTGCACCTTCCACTTGTTTATTCTCACCAGGCATTTCTTTTACTAACTGCACCTGACCTGAAATAAACTTACCATTAGCACTTTCTTTAATCCAACCACTAATTCTAAATTCAATACCATCTACATTCATCTTACCTGTGTAATCTGGTCGTTTAGGATTATCACCTTTGTCGTTCTTGAATAACGTAAACGTATTCGTATTATCATATAGTGTTGCCATGCTTTACTCCTTCAGTTGTAAAATTGCTTGATCTACTTCTTTTAAAAACTGCTCTACTTCTGCTTCTAACTCCAAAACATACTGTAAGTCTTTTTCTACCCTACTAACAAAGAGTTGCATCTCTGGTGGAAAGTTTGGATTATAGCTTACGAAGTCACAAAACTTTACATTAGGAACACAAGCCATTTGCCATTGTATCTGTGGTATATATTTGCTAGGAACTTTTTTACTCATTAGGGTATTAGTATGAGTCGTTTCTATAGGACATTTAATCTCTACCAAACCTATACCAAATACCAATAATTCAGGCAATAAGCCATCTGGACTAGCACCACTCATAGCAATTCTTGGGTGGTCATAGAAACCTACTTCTTCAACTTCAATATCATTTAACGCTTCGTAAAGTTTACGAGCAATTGGCTCTCTATCTACACCATCTTGCATAGCTTGGTTCATAAAAAATGAGTCTGCCTTTTGTCCTGTAAGCCTTTCAGTTACAAGTTGCACCAGGTAATTTTGCCTGCTAATAGAGTAACCTGTCTTGGTCTTGGCAAGGACATCACTAATACGACTAGCGGTGACCTTACCCAACCTAGCTTGAAACCACTCATCTGTGCGTTGTTCCATTATATAAAGTCCTTACTAGCAACTGCTTTTAAAGGTGTCTGCTCTGACTCTGGTAAGTCCTCACCGCTATAGATATATATACCTATGCCATGTAACGCAATAGCTTTAGCTAAACAACGCTGCATAGCTGTATTAACTGCCATAGCATCTGGGTTAGGTATAGCTTGGTTTCTAAAGTTAAGGACAGGTAGTTGAGCTGTCATAGACTTATTAAAAGCATGGACTGTGCAAAAGACCATCAGCGTTTCACCAAATTGCATAGGCGCACCATAAGACCATGTAGCCTGTGGGTCTTGTTGTAAAAGTGTATCTACTGCGTATGCCCAAGACAAATAAGATAGTCCATTTTTCTTTTCAATATGCTCACTTACATTAATTTTGCGTAAGTCGTTATAGTTCATCTTTTGCTCCCCTGTTGCTTGATTGAGTGTGTTTAATACTTCCTGCTGGTGTTGCTCCATCATTACCTGGTCGTAAAATTGTTGTTGGCTCATATCCTTGCTCCAAGTTATATTGTTCTAAAGCCATTTGTTCTTTGGCTTCCCATTTATCATTAGACTCTTTAAGCTCTGCTGTGCATCTCTTTAATTCTTTAACTACATCCACTAGAGTAAGCGACATATAAAATACCCATAAAATATTATTAAAAACCACTTTACACAATAAAAGAACTTTTGTGTAAACTTTCTTTGCAATCTTTCATTATCTATAATTCTAAAAAACCTATTCATTATATTGCTCCAGATAACTTACCCATAATGTAAAGACATAAGGCTACATAACACCAAAAAGCTATTGCAGTTACTATCATTGTTGAAATTTTCATTTGTAATCTCCCAATTAAAATGTGCTACAACTGAACAATAGTGCTTCTAAAAATGAAAGTCAAGTAAAATATAATATAAATATCTTGATTATATAAAATAATTATAGTAGGGTTTCTAGGCAATTTACTCATATTTTAAGGAAAACCTATGAAAGTCCGCAATTGGAGCAAGTTTCAGCACTTCAAAAACAAGTCAAGTATGGTGTGGTTTAAGGTTTATGGCAGGGATATTTTGTCTGACCCTGACTGGCATGACCTAAATTCTGACCAAAAAGCAACCCTATTTGAATTATGGTGTTTAGCTTCTGAAAGAAATGGCGAGTTGCCAGAATTAAGAAAAATATGCTTTAGGCTACATAAGTCACCAGAGTTTATAGAAAACATGATAAAAGCCTTAAACGCTTGGTTTGAGAGTGGTTCAGTCAATTCTATATACGACAAGTATAATGGCTATGCACGAGAGGATATAAGAGAAGAAGATAAGAGAGAAGAAAAGAAGAAAAGAGAAGATATAAGAGAAGAAGATAGGATAGGTTTAGTATGAATATCCATGAAATAATAGGCTACTTTGAGAAAGCATATAAGTCTGGTGAGAATGAATACCAATGCTTATGTCCTGCTCATAATGACAAGCACGCTTCACTTGGGGTGAAGCAACTATCAGATGGTCGTATCCTTATAAATTGTTTTGCTGGATGTGGCATAACTGATATACTCGGCAATGTTGGTTTAAGCTTAGATGATATAGTTCCTAAACGTCTTGGTGACTTTAAACCTGTCAGAAAAGCATTTAACCCTTACTCTGTTTTAAAGACTGTAAGCCATGAAACATTATTAGTGGCATTAGCTTCTATAGAATTAAGTAAAGGCAAAACCTTACCACTAGAGGACCATAAAAGACTTATGTTAGCAGCAGAAAGATTAAGACAGGCATATTCATTATGTCATTAGCGGATAAGGTGCAACAGTTAGTTATTAATGAAGCATCAGTTCAAAATTATTTTGAGAGTCGTAACAATGACGAACATCTTAATATCAAGAACCCTAGTGAATACATACCGCAGGTCGTAGCATATTTTAATAATGAAGTAGAAAGTGGAAAGACTTTACCCTGGACTAGCACTTATGATAAGTTTATGCTTCGTGGTGGTGAAACTACATTAATCACCGGATGGAGTGGTGCAGGTAAGTCATTACTACTTAACTACATTGTTTTACATTTACTTAAAACAAGTAAGTGCATGGTAGCAAGTTATGAGATGCAACCCAAGTCTACACTCGCTAGGTTTATAAGGCAGTCTTTAGGCAGTAATCATCCGTCTGACGAATATATAAATAAATTTTGTAATAGTGCAGATGGTAAGTTATATATTTACGAGCAAGAAAACACGACCACTAGCAAAACGATATTGAGTTCTATTTATTATGCAGTAGAACAACTTGGTG